TCAAATTGCAATGATACATGCCCGCTCCTTCTGGGGCGGGTTTTTGCTAACTGAATTCTTGCGTTTCCGGCAAAACAAAACATCCTCAGTTGTGATAATCACCTTACCGCTGTCCCAGTCAAATCCCGGAGATACGGATATTATAGGGCTTGTCGGCGTACCGCCAACACCGTTGCGATATACTCGTACTGTGACCTCTAGGTCGCTGTGCGGGGTCTGCGCATCGGCCAGCGCGTCTATGCGTCGACGGAATTCGGATAGTTTCATAATGTCAGTCCTCCTTTACCGGGCCGCGCCATTCCCAGCAGCTCCAATGTGGCCCTTTCCTGCTCACGCATTCGTCTCTTTTTAGGCAATATTCGCATTGGCCGCTTAAATCTTCCACCGCCGCATCCCGCTCCCGCTTCACCTGCGCCAGCTCAGCCAGCAGCTTCTCGTTTTCGGCCTGGAGCGTAGAGAGGGCGGTGGCTGCCGCTGCGCATCTGTCACGCTTGTAATGGGATATGCTGTTTTTCTGGCTGATTTCTTGCAGGTCAACAATCAACTGGTTTATGTCCATTTTTCAACCTCCGCAACGCCTTCACAAAAGCATCGTATTCGTCCATGTGCCCGACTTTAATCAGCGGATCATCTTCTCGGAATAGTTGTACCTTTCTTCCGTCATAGGCAATGCAATCATATCCCCTGTGAGAATATCGCCCCTGCCGGATTGTTCCTTTCCCCAAATAGAGAAGAAAACGCTGCGGGTTGCCATCACCAGCAAATCGGTTTCGTACAATATCGCCCTTGACCAGTTCCTCAATGTCCATCGGTGTCCTCCTCCGCTGGTTGCTGGAGCCATTCGAGCCAACATTTACTGCACACCCTATCACACGCTCTCCGGTTTTCTTTGGGGCAATTTGCCCCGAATTGCAGCGCCAGCTCCTCATCGCTCATGGCTCGGATGCGGTCGGCGTTGGTTATAATTTCCGGGTCGCTGTCAATACCATATGTACCACGCAGGGCGGAACACGCTGACCCTCGATATGTCACGGTGCATTTTGCATATGCCGGGCAATCCTTACAGCCTTTCATGTGTCCTCCTCTCCCTCCGTCGGGCGGCGGTCATACGGCGCAGGTAACGGCATCCAAGCGATGCACCTACCTTTTTCGCAAAGCCTCTCTCCGTTATTCACAAACCACTTTTGGATAATGTCGTAGTAGAATCTGACCACATGGATTCGCTCTGTTTTTGGGCTTTTGTAGGTCAGCAGGCAGGGATACAAGTAGCCAATTCCGTCCAGATTGTCCTCGATGTATTGTCGTGCCTCGTCCTCTGGAAGTCTTTCCTCCACGCTCACCCACTCGTTCGGCGGGGTGAGGGTAGGCGCTTCGTCAATCAACTGCATCATACCGTATAATTCATCACATTCGCGGTGAAATACTTTGTTTAGGTTGTTTTTAAGCCAATTTCTGTCAATATTTCGTACTGCCATCTTTCAGCGCCTCCCCAATTTTTTTAATGCAATCTTCACAGAGATAGAATGTTTCTTCCCCGCACGGAACTTTTGGAATCGTCGCTTCATAAACCTTATAAATCTGTTTTGACGAATGAAGCGGCCTAAAATTTGGTGCGCCACAGGTGCAAAATGTTTTTTCTTTGCATATCTTAATAGTTGGTGTCAGCATCTTTCAGCGCCTCCAATCTCACCGCCCCATGCGGGCGGCAATGCGAATCAAGGCTATCATGATTAAAAGTACACCAAGAAGCAAAGGGTATTTGTCATCCATTTTTTATTTTCTCCAATCTCTCCGTCACCATCTCCACGGCCTCGTCCGTCTTTGCGTCTCCGCACATCTCGCAAAATAATGGTGGTTTCCTATTCAGATAATCGTCCAGCGAAATAGTGTGTGAACACTTGTCACAATGTTCATAGCCTGTTTCAGGGTCATGTAACCACTCTCCCCTCCACACCTTCTCCACCTGCTCCCGGCTGACGGGGCGGAGGGCATTCAGACCGGCCTTGAACAGCTCATAGGACTTTGCTGCCTCCTCGTTTCCAGCGGCAGCGGCTAAGCCACTAGCGACAACTGCGCCCTCGTATTCTTTTATGATTTTTTCCCGCGTCATGGCTGGGCCTCCAATCGTTCTATTTCCTCCGCGCTCAGAATCGGTGCGCGGGTGTTCCAGGCGAGCATAGCCTCGTATTCAGTGTCATATCGCCCGCCATAGTCAATATCCCATCCGAACATCATTTCGCAGTCATTGCAAGAAACGCTATAAACATGGTTCCGTGATGGGCGCAATAATCTTGGGTTGTATGCCACAACATCTGCGTCTCCCCCGCAGAGCGGACACGGCAACAGCACCCCCGCATCCGTCAGCCGCTTCGCCGCCTCTTTGTCTCCTAAGAGCGCTAATTTTACGTCATCCATTGCAGATACCTCCCCATTGTTCTGCCATCGCCCGGGCTATGCCGGGAAATGTTTTTGATCTTATCTTGGGATCACGTTCTTTGCGCCCCTGAAAACGCCGGTAATTCCCGTGCGCGTCCTTGCATCCGCCATTGACATATGGCTCATGCTCATCCAATATATCTGTCGGCTGTAATGGTGGCAATCCTTTGAGCCACAGACACGTCCGCTTGCTGTACGGGTGCCCATATTCATACGGCTGTATGGCCTGTGTATATGGAGGCAGCCCGACAAGTTTCATGGGGGTAGGGTTTTCAACCGCTATGCGCGGACAATCCGCTTCTATAAATTTCATGAAAAACATTTTTGCTTCCATCGCTTTTTTGTAGCGTTCCGGTACTATCTCTCCCTTTACCCGCATACGCACAGCTCCGGCATTGGTAAGGTATGTGCATGGAGGATGAGCAATTATTATATCCCACCGCATTTTCAGCAGTTCCAACGCGTCACATTTTAAATGCCATTCTGGATGTCCACCAGAACACGGCTCTATATCGCAACTGTATGCTTCATGCCCCAGCTTTCTAAATTCAATCGTTACCGCCTGTGACTCCTCACAGGCTACCAATACTCTCATATGATCCTCCCACGTCTGAGAGGCGGCGCGCCTTTAAACTAGTGCCTCATATGACTTTATTTATTCTTCCGGATTACATTGTTTTCAGCATGTAGTATAAGTCCTCATATTCAGACAAGCTCTTTTCTGTCCGTCCGAGTTCACGCCTGTTCCGGTTGTACAGCACCCATGCAACAAACAGCTTTGCGTCTTTCTGGCGAGCTGTTTTTTTTGTCTTCTGCATATCCCGCCAAACAATATCCACCACAGAATCAAGAAATCGTCCTTCTTCGATCAAGTCGAGAACTTCTTCCGCTTTCATCTAGCCAACCTCCTCAAAACGGCAAATCATCCTCATCCGCGATCTCCTCATAGTCAGGAGACACGGCAGGGCCGCCGTCGCGCTTTGGCTCCGCAAACTGCACATTGTATGCGACTACCTCTACCGCCTTGCGGTTATTGCCGTCCTTGTCTTTCCATGTGCGGGTCTGTATGCTGCCCTCCACGAAAATAGCCATGCCCTTGGAAAAGTATCTACACACAAACTCAGCCTGATTACGCCAGCACACTACATCGATAAAATCCACACCCTGATCTTTTCCGCGACGGTTGACCGCCACAGAAAACGTCGTGACCGGTATGTCGTTCTGCGTCCTGCGCAATTCCGGGTCTTTCGCCAGCCTGCCCAGCAATGTCACTATGTTCAGGTTCGCCATGCTCTATATACCTCCGTATCTCCTTTAAAATGCCGTATGCAAATTGTCTTTTGCCTTTACGGGTATTCTTTTATGACTGTCCGCATAAATTGCCCTGTAGGGCGGGAAAGCGGCTACTGCCCGTCCTTGCGCTTCCACCTCACCAGCCCGACTACGGACAGGATCAGGTTCAGGCAATATATTAACCCCTGCGCATACTGTCCTATCGTCATGTTGTAGATCATCCAAAATGTATTTGTCACGGCCCACACGTAAAAACACCAGCGTTTTTGCAAACTGTTTGCGATGGTCCCGATCATTGTCGCCGCCGTGACGATATACGTCAGGATTGTCAAGCCTCCGCCTCCTCGTCATAGCACGGAGAGATCGTTACCTCTACGCGGGGATTGGTCGCGTCCACATCGAACATGTCAAACATGGTCCGTATATTGCGCCAACCGTCGTTTGGCAGTACGCCGCAATCCACCAGCGCGTCGTTTATAAATTTTTTGGCAAAGGCGATATTGTCCTTGTCGCGCCGTCGGTCAGGCTCGTACCATGTGTACTCAATATCCACCGGACAGTCGTACGCCGCCCCTCCGAGCTGATCGAGGATACACGCCGATATATCCCGCTGTACCAGCCTTTTCAACTTCGCCGCCTTTTGCCGGTGCGTCCGCTCCGCGTCTATGTACTCATTCAGGCCCGGAAGCCGCATCGGGATTACAAATACTCGCATAGGATGATACGTGTTCATGCGATCACCTCCACGGAAATTCGGGTTGGGTAGCTATGGGCGTTTTATCCGCGCGCCGTATCCGGCGGGATGGTCCGGAAAATCTGGCGCGTATCTGACACATGCCAAGCACCCGGTCATAGATACGCAAATATTTTGTATCCGCGCTCTGCATTGCATGTACGGATAGATTCGTAGTTACTACGAGCGGACGGCTCGACCTGTATCGGGTGTCAATCACTTTGTATACGTACTCTATCGCGGTCGGCGTGTCGCGTTCGACGCCCAAGTCGTCAATGCACAGCAAATCCACATCCCGTATGCGGTCCATCGTGCGGAACCGCTCTCCGGATTGCAGTTTATCCAGCAGAGCGGGGAAATTTGTCACATACACATCGCAACCCTTATCTATCAGGGCGTTGGCGATACAGCAGGCGTAAAACGTCTTGCCCGTTCCCACGTCGCCATACAGGAGCAGGCCGGTGCCTGTCCTTTGATGCGTTTCCCAATTTGCCAGATAGTCCCGGCAAATGAGAGATTGCCCGCTGTCCGCTGAATCGTCCGCTGCGAATGTCCGGTTGCGATACCCAATATCTTCCATACCGTCCGCAATCACATACTGACGCTTCACCGTATCCTGTATCCGGCGCATACGCTCTCGCTTGCGTTCGCTCTCCTCGGCCCGGCACTTGCACATGACCGGAACACGGCTTAACCCCCAGACGAATTCATATTCGCCCTCCTTACGCGTACCGCATTTGCCGCATACCCAAAAGCCGTCTCCGTCCTGATAATCCCCGTCATTCACTTCTACCGTACTGCATGAGAGCGTCCTTATTCGCTCTAGCACGTTCAATCACCATCCTGTCATACTCATCCTCATCCTGCGAATAGTCCTGTGCACTGTCTTTGCTCCAGCCTGCCGCCGGGGGTATTTCTTCCCATTGTGCGCGGCGCAGAAACGTAGCCGGATACGGGACATACTGGCCCGCATTTTGCCGCCACTGCTGCGTCTTCGTCCATTCTTTCACGCCCTTGACGATTGCATCCGCGAGGGCTTCATCAACTTTCAGCGCAGACCACGCTTTCAGCGCGTCTTTTTTCGCCACCTTGCGCGGATACGCCTGCCAAAATCGGTCAAACTCGTTATTGCCCATTTTGGGCAATATATATTTGGATTCTGGATTCGGATTCGGATTGGATTCTGGCCGCAACTCGCCGCAACTCGCCGCAACTTGCGGCGAAATGGATGCGCTGGGCTTTTCTTCCTGCGGGGCAGGGTACTTCTCCTTTGAGTTTCGTATCCGTTGATGCAAATGCCACTTTGGAAACATTAGGAACGGTTTCCCGTCTACTTCGTAGAGCCTGACCAATCCTACTGACGCCATATGGGCAACTGCTTCTTTGATATTCCTCTCGGTGACACCCTGCTTTGTCGCAAAAAGCATTGATCTCAAAAATCCGGGTCTCGCGTCAATCCGTCCGTTATCGTCCACACGAACGATGAGACGGTAAAACACTGTCTCTTCAAATGCCGTAAGCTGATCCAAGTCATCGCTGTAACAGATGCTTTCTTTTATGACCCTGTTCGGCACAAGTCAGCCCACCCCCATATCTGCGGGAGAAACCGTTCCGGCTTCAATCCCATGTCCTGTTCGTCCAGATAGTTCATGCCAAACTCCTCCCTGAATCTGTCTATATCCCAACCATACCGCTCCATTGCCAATGCCTGACCGTATTTGTGCAATGCAAGCATGGTTTGCTTGTTATGGTGCGCGCCATACGGCGGCTCATTGTGCATATCGTGCGTTAAATCCACCACGAGCCCCAGCCGGTCGCTCTTTTTTCGGTAAGCGCCACCGAACAGATGATGCCGCTCCAACCGGTCAGTGCGCCCGGTAATCAGGCATTTTCGCATACAAAGCCTCCAATTCCCGCGGCGGCAGGGTTTCTATGCCCTGTTCCTTGCATTCCTCTATGATATAGTCAAGCAGCCGCGAAAACTCTTTGCTGTCATACTCCGACGACCCGAAATACAGCAGGACATTGACACGCCCGTCCGTACGCATACCGCCCATGCGCGTACCATGCGCACCCAGTCCGCGCCGCTCCCATGACTGGATAAAACGGTCTGCTTCCTCCGCTGGTATCGGCGCTACAATCATGCGCCCCGCCTCCCGTACCGCATGCTGGTATATTTCCTCTTTTGTACTGCCCAGAACCGCCGCCAATTTATCGCACAGAATCCACAGATACGCGTTTGCGTCCAAACTGCGGCGCGGACGCTTGATCTTTATTGTCACCAGTTTGTCCAGTATTTTACCGCTCGGCTCCTGCTTTAACTCCACTACGGCGACTTTGCCGCTGCTCCGTATAATTCGTCCTTCCACCTGTAACGCTCCGTTTCACGCTTGCAAATTCGTTTTACCACTCCGGGATAACAAGACGCGGCACGTCTTTTAAACTCGGCATGGCCCCTTTTTTGAGGCTCTCGCACAGAACTACGATCCGCGGCAGGTATTTCCGCGTAATCCAATGGTAGTCATACGGGATAGGGTGCTCACGCAGCCGCTTCGGATCGATTGGCAGAAAAAAGTTTGCATACTCCGCATCCGTCATACGATACGAATTGATGACCAGTTCCTTTTTTGCCGCGAACATCTCCACCTGCGCCTGACCCCAATGCCCCACGGACAGCTTGTATTCATCCTTGTGCGTCTTGATCTCGTGAATTGTGTCCCGCGTCTCGCCGTCCAGATTGACGCGTATCCGATATTTCGGGATTCGGATCTGCCTGTCCCGTTTCTCTACTCCCAAATAGTCCAGCACCCGGCCTTCATAGGCATTGCCCGCTGCCATGTACTTATTTGTGTATGTACTTTTTTCAAGCCCCAGTTTTTCAAGCCACCACTTGTAAAAGGTATCTGTATCCCATCGGCGCATGATTATCCCTGTGTCCGACGCGCCGAACCACCCCGACCGGTCCTGATCGTGTATCATTTGCGCATCAACCTGTCTATATCCGTCTCAAACTTCTCCCACTGCGCAGGGAGCATGAAAAACTTCTGGAACTCGCGTTCGCTCTTGCCAAGCGCTGCGCAGATGTCCTTCAACTCCATACCTCGCTGTAAAAGCATCGTTATCTTTTCCTCCGCGCGCCGTTTGATTTTCATAATACTGTGCTGTTCCAAATTCTCCTCCGGCGCAGCGTCCTCTTCGTCCACCCACAGGCTGAATCCAAGCCCCGTATGGATCGCTACGCCTTTGACAAATGCGCGCGCGTGCGCATTGGATATACGTAGCTGGTTGAGCGAATTGTCGTAAACGGGATTGGACCCGTTCAAAAGCGGATAGTCCATACGAAAACGGAGACTGTCTATCACTACGTCAACCGCTACAAAATAACAGCCTGTTTCTCGGCCGTCCTTGTTCTGCGTCCGGCGTGATTCCAAAAGGTAACTGCCGTTCTCCCGGATAGGCGTGAAATACACAGTATGTGCGCCGTGCTCATGCAGCAGCATTTTACACTTGCCCCAGGGCAGATACAGCGCGCCGTCGCGTTTCTTGCAGTGGGGTGTTACGTCGATCTTCATCAGCTCTGAAAACGATTCCAGCGGCATCCTGCTTACTCCTCCTTATATTTGATATACGCATACAACACATCGGGATTATCCGTGATATACTCCCGCAGATCATCTTTGTATATCTCATGCACATGACTGTCCCCGTCCCGCACATCATGATCCAGCGCGTCATACAGGCGTTCGTCGGCAAACGGGCCTATGTCAAACAGGTAATCAAACAGGAAGTTGCGCCACCCGATCTCCTGCCTTGGCGCGCAGCTCTCCGTAAGAAATCGTACTGCTGTGACTTCGTCGTACTGGCCGATTGCACAAAGCTCATGGTAACAAATCCCATCTTCCAGCTCTATATAATTTGTGTAGTCGTCGTATACCGGAAGTCCGCACTCTGCACAAACTCCGATACATTCGCAAATATCGTCGCTCCCACAGCCGGGACACTCGTCCCATTTTTCCGTATAGCCGCCGTCGGGATAGTAACCGGACAGGCTCAATGAGGCGCGGTGTCGCGGCTCGTCGAATACGCTATGACAGTTTACACAGCACATCATTTATGTCCCTCCTTGACTTTTGTCGCCCGACGTGTTATTATGTAGTTAACTTTTTTTCTCATATTGTTACTTCTTATGATGTCATTTGGTCTGGTTGCGGCGTCCACCGTGCCAGACCCCTTTTTTTCGTAAATGCTGTTGATCCGCTGTACTTCACGGCATACCCACTGACTGATACTCGCATATCCCTGATCCTTTAACCGCGCCTTGAATGCGACGGGATCGCCGATTACCTCCATAGGGACACGCACTGTCATCTTATACTCCGTGTCCGGACCCGTATAAACCGGCTTTACCTTGCGCTTCATGCCATAATCCAGCTCTGAATATGTATACAGCGCATCGGCCTGCTCCTGTAATATGGAGCACAGCGCCCGCAGCTGCTCCGGAGTGGGCCTGCATACGCCGGTTTCAAAACGGCTGACCAGGGCGGTATTTACCCGGCTGTCCACTTCCTTTAACCGGTTCGCTACGTCTCGCTGCCGCAGATTCATCCGCTCGCGCGCTTCTTTTAATCTCATTGTTCGTCCTCCTCCCGATATTCTTCTACCGTGTATTCCGCTTCCGGCTTTGTGCGTGTCAGCCGCGCTGCTACTGCCACCGCCTCGAAATGGTGCCCGAAGGTCTCAACCTCGCAATTCCCGTCGCAGTACCAGCCGGTCGCGCCGGGAAACGCCTTGCTGCGCCACCGTATCGCATACATCCTTATGCCTCCTTTGTCGCTGTCTACTATGCTTGTCCGCTCTATGCCCTACAGCAGCCATTGCCGCAAGGCATAAGCAGGCTAGTCCTATGCCCTGCCAAAAGGTCAGCCTGCCGGTCTCTGCTGCACCTATACAGCCAACAAGCAGCACAAACAGCACCAGCAGGGCTATTATGTACTTCCTCATTTTTTCACGTCCTCTGGATGTATCTTTCCTGTTCAGTTTCCTCTCTACACGAGGGACATAACCCTGATCGGATCGGAAAACCAACCGGAAACGATATCGTAACAATCGCTGTTTCCAGAGAAAATGATTCTATTTTTATATTGGTTACCGTCTCTATTTTCGTGCCGTTTACGATTACCTCTAAAATCGGGCCTAGTGTTCCATTCGCTACGTCAGCAATCTCTATTACATTTATGCGGTTAATATTTTCTATGAATTTCTTCATTTTGCCACGTCCTTTAGGCATCAGCGGAAACGCTGGTGCTTTTTACTTAGCTCATCCATCGCGCAAGGCTAACAGCAGGTACATAATATCTGCCTCCGACTTTCTTTAACGGAAAGCTCTTATCGTTCTGCAGTTTACGAAAATGGACTCCAAGATAATCCGCAGCCGCTCTAAGCGTTATTAGCTGCCCATCTCCAAAGTGCTCTGTAATTAAGTTTAAGTTTTCTCTATAATCCTCTTTTTCTCTACTCATTCTTGCCCGCTCCTTTTTCGATGAACAACTCATCAATCGTACAACCTAAAATCTTTGCCAGCTCTGGCAGCTTATTAATTTGAGGTGAATTTGCTCCTGTTTCCCACATAGCGACAGTTGATTGCTTAACTCCTAATTTAGAGGCTAGTTCAGTTTGTGATAAACCAATTTTAAGTCTGTTTCGTTTTATAGCTTCCATATGTTTGTTCTCCTTTAAATCATGTAGCATGATTATAATATCATCATTTTACATGATTGTCAACATGTAAAATGATTATTTTTAAAAATATATTGCGTTATATCATTACAAATGATATGCTTAAATAAAAAGAAGGTTGTAATATGATACAAGTGAGATTAAAACAATTAAGAGAAGAATATGGGTTGTCACAAGCTGCTTTAGCACGTAAACTTGGCGTGGCACAGTCCACCGTAGGAATGTGGGAAAGCGGTGTTAATAAGCCTGAACGCGATAATCTTGAACTTTTATCTGATCTGTATGGAGTATCTATAGACTATATTTTAGGCAGAGAGAATTCGCGAAATGGACATGTGACATTGCCCGAGGATGAAGAAAGACTTTTGCAAAATTATAGAAGCCTTGGAACGGAAGAAAAAAATACAGTCCAAGATTTTATTGAAAATAAAAAACAGAAACCTCGCATGTACGAAGTTTCTGCTGCGGCTTCCGGAGGTGGGTCCGTTACAAAGCAACTTTCCGAAGAAGAGGTGGAAGCCATTCGCAACCTTATAAAAGAAATGAAAAACGGTTAAAATTCCCTGTAAAAAATCAGATATTGAATATATCGTTTTGTCGAAAAAAGTCTTATAATTACCTATAGAGGTGATTGTATGACTCGATTGATAAAAGTAGCATCTAATCTAAAAAAAGAATTAGGAAAGTATCCGACTACTAAACGCATTATTAGGGTTTTGACCTCTAAAGGGTGGAATGTGCTATTTTTTAGCGATGAAACTGATGAACTTATTCGCAAACTACACATAGAGGACATGGCTAGAACAAATAAAGCCTTTACCGTCTGTGTCGAAAAGACATACCTGATTTTTGTTTATGATAAATTGCCATACAGAGAGATTAATACCTTATTGCTACACGAAGCTGGACATATTTTATTACACCATAATTTTAAAAACATATCAAACGACGATAACCACGATGCTGATGTTTTTGCACGCTTGGTTTTGTCTCCATGCACTTGGGGGCACTATATACTAGCTGTCCTTATCATTATAATTGCACTCCTTGCGTTTCTTAATATTATTTATAGCGGGATAGAAAACAAGCCATTAGAGTATTTACCGTCCACATACAGCACTTCATTGTCTGAATCCAAGCAACCATTAAGCAGCCAAAATGTAGTTATAACAACTGGCGGCGAAAAGTATCACACCCCCAATTGTTACATAGTAAAAGACAAAACGAACATTATAGCGATTACCCTTGATGAAGCGATTCAAATGGGCAAGGAGCCCTGTAAAATATGTAATCCATAAATATAAGGGGAGTTGACATTATGAGCGTCAGGGAAAATGCTAAATCCGTGAAAAAGGTAATCTGTATCGTATTGGCTAGTCTCGTTTTGCTATGCAGCTGTACGTCCGGAAACACAGGTTTAAAGGAATTTGCGTCCTTAGATGACTATATTAATGAGTATCAATACCATCATCTTCGCGATGATAAGCACCCCGAAAAGACTTTATATGAGCTTGCGCAACTTTTCCCCATTGATTATCAAGAATGGGAAATGAAAGATTATGAATTTATGAAGTCATATGAATTCGAGACCAATTTGTTTGGTGGAAACGCGAATATATCAACATCCGATCCTGATCCTCAAGCCTCCTTATCCATCTACATAGATTTATATGGCGCTGCATATGCAGAAGCGTACTATACTTGTGAAAGGCTTCTTAAAAATGTGAAAGATTATACAATAAGAATTGATGGTATTGAGGCACACGAGAAAGCTCTTGATAATTTATTTGAAAGCTTTGACACTTCCAAGCCATTTTCAATATCGTGGAGGAACATAATCAACGAAAAAGACTACTCGTTCTCCGTGGGTTACTATATAAGTCCCTATTCAAAAACACAATCTTTGTATATTAGGGTGCTTGGTTTCAACGATTTGATTGCTGGGGAGAGCGCAACGGAATAATAAGCGATTTTCGCATCAGAAGAACGACTTTAACACATTAAGGAACCCGGTGATAATTTATGACCCGCAGGAAAGATGGGCTCTGGCAAGAGGTCCTGAGGATAAATGGAAAACAAAAATATTTTTATGGCCGATCTAAAGCGGAAGTGCTCCGTAAAGTCCGCGAATATCAGGAAAAAGAAGTACAAGGAAAATTATTTTCAGAGGTAGCCGACGAATGGTGGGAGGATCACGAGCGAACATTGTCTCCCAATTCCGTGCGTGGTTATATTGCCGCAATGCATCGCGCTGTTGATGAATTTGGAGACAGATACATTCGTTCCATCACGCCAACCGAAATTAATCGCTTTTTGATTAACTTTATAAAGCGATATCATGCAGCAGCTAGCACTGTCTCTATGCAGCTAATTGTTATAAGCCTTATATTCAAGTATGCTGTAATATACGGTTACATTGATAGCAACCCAGCGCGTGATTTATCCATCCCCAAAGGCTTAAAAAAAGAGAGGCGTACTGTACCTGCGTCAGCAGATATACAGCGCATTAAAGATTCTGTGGACAAACCATTTGGGATGTTCGCATATATGGCTCTCTATACCGGTTGTAGGCGCGGCGAGTTACTCGCACTGACATGGGAAGACATAGACTTCGATCAAAAAACGATAGTGATAAATAAGTCCTTGTATTATATAAATAACAAACCGTATCTAAAAGGCACAAAGACGGACGCAGGAAACAGGATACTTCCTCTGCTCGCTAAACTTGAAACGCAGTTATTACCTCGCAAGTGCAAAGGATTGATCTTCCATGATGACACTGGCAAGTATATGACGGAAAAACAATACAGGTGCAAATGGGATCGGTATCAAAAGGAAGCGAAAATAGCAATAAGCGCGCATCAACTTCGGCACGCCTATGCGACCATGCTATATGAGAACGATATACCGGCAAAAGATGCACAGATATTATTAGGCCATGCACAGCTATCAACGACGATGGATATATACACAGAGATAAGAGAGCAGCATGCTGCCGCTGTCAGAAAGTCCATTTTAAATGTCGATATTGTGTAA